AACGTATGGGCAGTAGAAGAAACCAGCGTCATAAGGAGATGTACCCTTATAACCACAGACATAGTACTGAGAAGCAGCTACGTTTGCACTGTAAGGATCGACATATACCTTATAACGACCATTCATCACACCAGCAAATGTGGTAGATGTATCGTCCACGTTAAGATTGTTATTAAGAGCAGGGGTGTAATCAAGAACACCAGCCATCTGAAGAGCAGAAGCAACATCAGCAGAGCAGATGATCATGTTACCCTTGCCACGACGAGTCTGTTGACCAATCGCATTGGCATCACGCTCAATCTGGAACATCAGACCCTTGAACTTCTCAACAGACCAACGACCATTGGAGTCTGTGTCAAGGTCAAACGTACCAGTTGTCGTTGTGTTCACCTGAGCACCCGGCACCGCCGTGACATACAGAGAACGAACAACTTCACGGTTGATTTCAGCAAGAATTTCCGTAGAAAGAATGTTGGAAAGTTCTGTCTCGGCATCAAGACCATGAATTGCTTTAAGGTCTTGAGCAAGTTCCATCGTGTACTCAGCTTTGAGCGCCCGTGTAACCGCCGTAACCGTTGTCTTTTCAATGCTGAACGCCATTTCTGCGAAAGAGTTGGCAGCCGCATCACCCAAAGCTTCACCTTGAGCAGTTGTCATACCAGTGGGACTTGTGTAAGTACCGGCAGGACTATCGTTCAGAAGTTTCGGGTTAGAACCTGTCATCGCAGAGGATGTCAGATCACCAGCAGCATCGTCGTTTGAGAAGCCGGTATCTGCTTCGTCAACGAGAGCTTCTGCACCGTCTTGTGATGCAAACTTAGCACGCATCGCAAAGATCAGACCTGTCGGACCTGTCATTGGCTGCACACCGCATACATCATACGCAATGAGGTTAGGCATCGCACGGCGAACCAGTGAGATCAAAATTGGGTCCCAATTCTGCACACCACCAGCGGCATTGTTTGTTGCGTTTACAGGAGCAGCTTCCGAAAGGAAGGATGCATCTTCACGCATTGCCTTTTCTTGGTTTTCCAAGATGAGAGTGGTAACAGCCCGCTTGTAAGAATCCTCAATCTTATTCAGATCGGGGTGTTCTAGGACTGGCTGCCACTTTTCTTGTAACTGTTCTGTCTGAAACATTTGTTTCTCCTTTTTATTGTTACAGTTTAATTATAATTATGCACTCGCCTTATGATCACGACTGATTGCCGACATATACCGTTTCATGGCATCAGTCGTATCAACGTCCTGTGCGGTGCTACCTTGTTCATCATCTATCTGAGCTCCCTCACTTGAAGTTGTAGTTTTTGGGAAGTAGCTTTCCTTAATCGTGGAGACTTTCTCCTTAAAGGACTCTTCATCCGTATATTCTACATCTTCTACAAGTGACTTGAACTTTTCAATCTCTGTGTCTGCTAAATCTTCAGAAACTTCAGCAACAATTTGCTCACGAACTAACTCAGAGTTTGCTTGTGTCATTTCGACATTTTTACCAATCTCTTCGTTAAGACGCTCTTCCAACTCAGCAATCTTTTCTGATTGAGCTTCCAGAACATCATACTTCTCGTCTGGAACATCAATGTAGTGATCTTCAAACAACTGTTTCAGGCCAGAGATAAAGTCTTCAGCAATCTCACCTTTAAGTCCACGCTCGATTGCCAACTCGTTCTCCTTGCTCCATTCTTCGACAACGTAGTTGAGATATGTGTCAACCTTCTCTGTAAGTTCTTCTTTGAAGGTTTCCATTTCTTGATCTTTTTCTGTTTGATAAGCCTCAGAAATACGCTCTACCTCTGAACGCATCTTCGACTTAACTGCAGCCTCAAATACTGTGGCTGCCTTTTCTTTGAACTCTTCAGAAAGTTCTTCACCTTCTGTAAGAGCATCAACATCTTCTTTGACAGAGATGGACTTAATTTTCTCTTCGATCTCTGCTTTTGCATCTTCTAGAGCTTTCAACTCTTGTTTTGTTTCTTCGTCATGCATACCCATTTTCATCATTGAACCATATGCTGCTTGAAGGTCTTTTTTCTTCATTCCCTTCATTTCTTTGTGCATCGCAGCCATCAATGCGTCTTTAGTTTTGGGCATATCCATGTCTTCGTGATGAGCTTCAGATACGAGAACTTTAACGTCTTCAGCCATGACCTTTTCCTCTACGCCATGTTTGAATTGAACGTCATACCACTCGACATTTCCCTCATCATCAGGAATAGCGTGTGAACCGTGAACAGGTTTTCCAAGGCCCCACTCAGGATGCTCAATGACTGTCGCACAGTCATGATCTTTAGAGTGGCAGAGTTCACGAATCTCTTCTTCGGTGTAACCCTCTTTAACTTTTTTCATTTTTTCTGGGGCTCCTTCACCTTTCTGCGCTGCATCGCCACCAATTTCTGTTGCGGCCGCAGCTGTTTTCTTTGCTGGTGCATCTTTTTGTTCTGGGTCAACAACAGCAGAACCAGTGTCTTGTACTTCTCCGCCAGGGGTTGAACCTTTTACTTTCTTTTGAGGCTCAGCAGGAGCAGCACCCTTTTTCGCTGGGTCTTCTGCTTCTTCAAGCTCGGCAAGAACCTCTGCTTCAAGTTCCTCAATTGTTTTATCTAATTCGGACATAGGGTGTCTCCTTAACTAGTTTTTGTAATATTTATTTATAAATTACAGTTTTTCAAGAAATCTAGCAAACTCTAAAGCCTCTAGATTTACTTGCCTTTGATGCTTCTTTACATCAAATTTCTTCTTTAAATCCGCAACATGAGCTTCCACAAGTGCTCCATTATTCCAAACCCACTCTTTCCCTTCCATAATACCTTCTACGAAAGCATTAGGAGCAGATGGGTCTGCCACGATATCCGCTGCTGTTGCAAGATAAAAATCATCACTTACCACATTGGCTCCACCTTTTTGTTTCAAACTTCCCATACCTCTAGAGGAAACACCTAATTTTGCCCCTTCATCCATAAGATTTTTTACAATCTTACCCATAGGTGTGTCCATAATTTTTGCTTCGCCAATAAAATTTTTACCATCAGGCTTTAACGATGTAATCATATGAGAAACCCTTTCCAGATTGACCGTTGGTCCGTCTGGATGTCCTAGTTCACCAAATGCCCGATTTTGTTGAATAAACTTTTTGTTATAATTTCTTACTTCCTCATCAAGTACTTCCATTGGATATATACGACCATTGCGGTTCTTTATGTCTGCTTGCATAAAGATACCACGAATCTTGTAATTCTTTCCACCACCCTCTTTTTCTTCAGTGATGTACTCTACTTCTTCTACTGCTTCAGAGATTAATTTTACTGTGTCCATTGTGCTATCCTTATGATATGTTATCGTAACCCGATACTTTTTTAACTTTTAAAATTATAGTTCCTACTGATGCAGAAGCATTTGTTAGAAGAATATCACCAGTAACACCAGTGCCAGCATTATTAGGGATAGTAGGTAGTGTCTGTCCACCCACATTAAAAGTTCCGTTACCGTTAAGGGAAAGCGCAACAACATCTGTGGTTGCATCAAACAAAATGTTTGTTTGACTGCCAGTTGTCCACTGACACGCAACAATACTTACTCTTGGATCAGTTGCAGCTCCCTCTAAATCAGAGGCATCTATTATTGTTTCACCATCATTTGTGCCAGTGGTTGTAACTTTGACGGTAGTTATAAAATCACTATCATAAAGTTCCTGTACTACAACTGCCATATCTAACTCCTATATTGATAACATTTCTCTTTCAAAATACTTTAGAAGTTCCTTTTCGGAAACTCTAAATTTTTTTGATGTATCTTTGATACTTTTTTCAAAACTATTTAGGAAATCTGAAGGTTTAGAGTCCATTTTTTTGAAAATTTGGTCAACAGCATTCTTCATCTTCGGAGATAATTTCTTATACTCCTTAGATTTTTTATGCTCATCTTTCTCAATTAATGACTCATATAGAGTATCAAACCTCATCATCTTCCTCTACCGCCACAGTCTTGACAAAAGTGTTTGATAACTCCGCACGTTTTACTTCTAAAGAGTTACCAACTTTGTCAGCCATTGTCTGTGTGAAAATCTTTTCTGCTTCTAACCTGTCATCTAATGCGATTGCATCTACAAATTCTCTACTCATCCTTCTTCTCCTTTAGGTGGTTCTTCATAATCTGGCATTGCATTTGGCGGTATAATACCACCAGCACCATCTTGTGGGTAACGTGTAATTCCATCTCCACCATCTGGTACATCAATTCCGCCATCCATTGGATCAATCTCTGTCTCTCGTTGAATTTGTTTTCTCATCTCATCAATCTCTGCATCGTTCATACGTAGAACTTTCTTGAGAACATATTCTTTACTAAAGAATGTTCCAACATATGACTGTATACTCTCTAGAGACTGTATTCTATTTTCTAACAGCTCTGCATCTTTCAACTCTGCAAAGTGACCATCTTGTAAAAAGTCATACTGAATATGCTCTTGCATTAATGGCCAATCATCTGGTGCAATGATACCCTTGAGTAATAACTGTGTCTTGAGAATATCAGTGAGCAATGGTGTAAATTTTTTACGAATACGTTGAACAAACTTTGTAAATTTAAGTTCATCTCTCGTAATCTCTGTAGACCTTCCAAGAGAAAATCCTGCCTCACTATCCATTCTTGAAATAGGAACATTGAGAGACTTGTAAAGTTTTTTCTGGAAATAGATAATATCGTCAATCTCTCCAAGATTTGATCCGCCAGGAAGTGTGGTAATCTCTGTGCCTCTACCACCCTCTCTTCGTGGAAGCCAGAAATCTTCCAACATACTCATGTGATTACGATCATCACGTATTTCACCAGTGCTTGCATCATATACCAGTTTGTTACGATAACGATTCATAACATCTTTGAGATATTGCTCTGCCTTAATTTTCGGTAGATTACCAACGTCAATATAAAATATTCTACGTTCTGGTGCTCGAGAGATACGATAGATAACCAGTGCATCCTCAATCATACGTAACTGATTAACAGGTTTAATTGCTTTGTGTAAGTAAGATAGTACTCGACCAGAGTTACCATCTATCAAACCAGAGGCACAATATGCAATCGCATCTGCAGCAATCTTAATACCTGTTCCAGTGCCTATTCCAGCAGAGGCCAAACCCTTTTCATTGTAGATGTAATAGTCATCAGTTTTCTCTATCATATCTACAGTTGTTTTTGGGTCTTTCTTTCTTTTAACTTGTCTAGCTTTTCTAATTTTTGTAGCATCAATATACCTAAGTTCTACGATACCTTGCTTTGGATTTTTAGTGTCAATAATTTTATGATAAAAAATTCTACCATCTACATACCAACGTCTAAAGATATCATGACCTTTACTCTCAAAATGTAAAAGTCGCAGAACTTCTAAAAATTCTTTTCTTATGCTGCGTTTGATTGTTTCTGAAAAAGGAAGGTTATCTAAAGATATTTGAACAGGAACATCAGATTCATTTGAAACAATACCCTCATTTATAATATCTTCAATTGCTGTATCACACTCTGGTTGTGTTGCAATATCACGATATCTCCGAATTAAATCTAATTCAGTTCGTTCTCTACCATCTTGATTTAAATATTGTCCAAAGAAACCACCACCGGCAATGTCAATTGTACCGTCATCAGGCGTAGGGGAAGTGAACGATGGTACACTCCCCTCTGCCTTTTTTGGTCTTTCTATTCGGAACCCGAAAAGTTCAGCCATAATATCTCCTACTCTTAGTTATTTAGTAGGTTTAAATTAGAAACTAACACCACTAGGTTCAAAGTGCTGATATCTCCAAGTTACTTCAAAGGTTTCAATCGCAGTTGCTTCTTCATTTGATAAATCAATTGCTGAAACTGTTAATGGATACGCTGCTCTAAAGATGTAACTTTTTAACACTGTATCATCACGGTCTAGTTGTTCAACCGTCAAATCCGTCTGATAATCAGCTGAATTAATTACACCAGTATTGTCTGCATAGTCATTAATACCGTTTTGCCATCTCTCCATCGCATTTCGTATCATAAAGTCTGTATCATTCATGAACGTAACTGTCCATGGCTCAGGTGCAGGGCGATCACCACTTACATAAATGTTTCTTCCACGAAAAGGAATTGCAATTTCACCCAAAGTTGAAGCAGGCAAATTAGATGCGGTAACAAGAAAAGAAGTTCTACGAACATCAAGTCCAATCGCAATGCCAGAAGGTGGTGTGATTGTGACCCTGTACTGGTTAGCTCTTGCACCACCACCGATTAGATTAGCTTTAAAATCATCTATCTGTGCCATGATTAGCCTCCTACCTCAGTAAACTCTACTCCACTTCTCGTAGCAATAAAGTTTAGTGTAATGAAGTTGATTGATCGGTTTGGTTTGATGAAGATATCTCCAATAAACTCATTACGATCAATTACTTCACCAGTGTTGTTAGTGCTATCAGCAATCACCTTGAAATCTGATATCCCTCTTCTACCTTGAACATCTCTCAAGAAAGGTTCTACTAAGTTACGAAACTGTGCTCGTGTAAACTCATCGTTAAATTCAAATAGTTGAAATTTAGCTGCAGTTGCGATTGCTTTTTCAAGAACCAAGAACAACCGTCTTACGTTGATACGGTCAAATGCACTTGGTTTGGAAAGTGCAGTTTTATCTCCAAAGAGAACCACACCTTGGCCTGGGAAGTTGACCACTGGATTAATTCTTGCACGATACAAGATATCTCTTTGAGATTTAGTTGGGTTATAAGATAGTTTGACTGCACCCTTTATGTTTCCACGATTAAAACCAGCAGGAGAGAACCAAGCATCCCTTACACTATCAGTAAATGCACAAAGACCAGCAATGTCACCGTTTAACGGTACGAAACGGAATACATCATTATACTTATCGTACATATATTTGTATCCACTGTCAAACACCACATAAGAGGATGAAGGACATAGATCATAAGCAACTTTAAGGTTTTCCGTTTGAGTTACACTTGATGATACACCAACTGTAGCTGATCTATATGGAGAAACAAATGCAACACAATCTTTACGAGATTCTACGAGATCGGTAATCATCGTAACGTGTGTATCCTGTCCACCTGATGTATCATTAACATGGCCACTTGGACCACCTAGAACTAGGTTTATATCTATACTTTCTGTATCTGCAAACTTATCGTATGCAAGTTCAAGTTCACCAGCAGTAACAGCGTAGTCATCTGTTCCACCTGTGAGTGTGTCGATGGTGATCGTATCAACATCTGTGTATGTAGATGTTGTGTCCGAGCCCCAGTTAGAACCAGCAGAGATATGGTCTGTCCAGTAAATAAATGATGATTCTCTATAGATAACGTCTGGATAGTAGTTTGAGTTACCCTGAGCTGTTTTTGCAATCGGATTTTTAGACATTCTTGCAAATGTCTCCAGAACACCTTTTGTTCTGTTACCAGCAGTGTCAGTATCAAATCCAGTAAGATCACCTGTGGCATCTGCAACAACAACATGAAGTTCATCATTAGAACCTCTTGCATTGTCCGTTGCCCACTGTGATGTGCCTGGAGGCCCATCAAACAGGTCATAGTACTTCCAACGCCGTTTGATGTAACTGTTATCAGGAACAATATTCTGAAGACCAGCACCGTTAGGATCATCCTTTAAACGAATGGTAAGGGTGTTGGAAGAAATGTTTGTAACTTCATACTCGTTTCTTTCATCAACTGGTGTTGCAGCTGCTGAGTCTGAGTAGAAGGAGATTAAGTCTCCCACGTTGAATGTTTCACCAGAAGCATCAACATCATCTACATCAATACTTGTAGCACCTACAGCATCCTCACCAACTGTACGGACACTACTTGAACAAATTTGTTCATATGCATCTGCTTCTGCACAAATTTCTACTCGTATTGAGTTACCCCAAGTACCAGCAGTTCTTGCAGCCCACTCACCGTGAGAACCTTGGCCAGTTGAAAAACTGTTTAGATAATGATCTGTGTCACGAATTAGAATACCACTGTTTGCACCAGCATTGACAATCGCACTCTCTGCTCGAACAACTTTTAAATTACTACTGTATTTCAAAAAATTTGCAGCAGTAAAGAAAAACTCAAAGTTATCAGATTGAGGCTTTCCAAAAACTCTTACAAGATCATCTTCATTTCCAATATCAACTATTGAACTTACAGGGCCCTTTTGAAAAGGACCAGCAATTGCACCTATCGTTGTATCAACAGCAGGGACAACATTTGTAAGATCAATTTCATTGACATGAACGCCAGGAGAAACTAAAAAACTCATCTCTCTACTCCTTTGTTATTGTATTTAAGTAATTTTGTTTTGTAATGATATTTATAAAAAATCAATTCTAGAAAAAGTATTTTTATAAGTGTTATAACATATAAATAAGTGTATGGTAAATGAACATTATGAAAAGTATAAAGAGACTATAAAGAAAGTAGCTCGTAGAAACTATCGTAAAAGAATACTGTTACTTAATGATTTTCTTGCAGATAAGTCCTGTAAACATTGCGGCGAAAGTGAAACTGTTTGTTTAAAGTTCTATCCTCATGACTCAGAGATACGCAAGTTAACAAAACGTGTAGGAACAAGTGATGACAGTAGAAAAGAGATATTTCATCTCATAGGTAAATCTCATATCTTGTGTTCTAATTGCTGGATAAAATTAGACAATGATTTGATAGAATTCATTTGATCACCAGTTAGAGCCATAATCTCTTATTACAGGATTCCATCGTGTTCCATACTCATCAACAACCTCTCCTACATTTTCATCCTCAAGACCTGTTACTATAAATCCAAAGGGTGCCATATCTTGTTCTAACATATCTTGTTGCTCTTTCATCATAGTCTTACGAATATCCATATCTGTTAACTCTTTGAAGTATGTTTGGTCAGTTACCCACGCAAAGATAAAAAGACAAGCAACTAAGTCATCTGTGCATCCCTCATCTGCTTGGTGCGTTGATCCTTTGACTATAAAAGTGGACAACTCATTGATGATATCATAGTCTTCAATAATAAGTTTATTATCCTCTACTAACTGTTTTAGATTTGAGCATCCTATCTTCTTTACTGCTTTTGTTGTTCTTACTCCAAGTTGTGCTCTACCACCACTAAATCCACCACCTAATACTTGACCAGCTCTACCTCTCATGGATGCCATGATAAGATTATCATACTCCATATCAAACTGAAGTGCATTTGCAACCTGTTCACCTATATCGTTTACCTCAACAAGAACAAATGCTTGATTGTATGCCCTTGCAACTTCGTATATCTTTGCTGGAAACAGTAATGGTTTTATCTCATTGTCTCTAAACTTTGCAACCACTTTGTATGGCATCTGTGATACATCTACAACTATAAATGCAGAGTAATCATTTGCAGTTCCCCTTGATACATCTGCACATATAACATATGTCTTTCCCTCTTCTGGTGGTTCATGAACATCAAGTCCAGCATTAGACTGTTTTGGCTCTCTATATGGCATCGTTCTGAGTTTTGCTGGTGATATGAGTGTATTGATAGAACCAAGAAACTCACATTCAAATTCTGTGTTGAATTGAGACTCAGAGGTGTTCTTTATAGTTTCTGCCTTCCAAGCTTCATCTCGACCAGGCACCTCACTCCAATGAACCTCTATTGGTATATAAGAGTTTCTACCCTCTTCTGCATCTACCCACAACTTATAAAACATATTCATGCCGTGTGGTGTAGATACGATCATAACTTTAGTTGTTTTTCCAGAGGAAATAGTAGGATACACTGAACTGAAGAATTGTTCTGCCACGTTTGCTGGCACATATGCAAACTCATCAAGAAATATAATGTTATAAGAACCACCACGAACGGCACTAGCACTAGTAGAACTCGCAAGAATTTTTGAACCATTCTCTAACTCCAAAGAACCTTTGTTCCAAGACATGACTCCTTGTTGTAACCACTTTGGTAAATGTTCGTATGCGAGTTGTAGTCTGCCAAGAAGATCACGGGCAGTTGCAGCTTTGTTTGCAAGTATAGCAACATTTACAGTTGGATTAAATAAGACATAATGAAGTAAGTATGCGATAATGGTGGTAGATTTTCCAGACTGTCTAGGAAGTTTACAGATAGTGAAACGATTGTTATGAAATGTTCCCACCATCTCCTTTTGAAAATCATACATCTCAAAGGGCACAAGACCCTCATCAAGAGATACGATGCGAATGTATGTTCTAATAAAATAGATAGGGTCTTTCATGCACTTGGCATATTCCTCAATCTGTTCTTTTGTCCACTCTTGAGCAACATTAGCTTTTTTGAGATTGGGATTACCAAGATATACAGCTTCGGACATTAACTATCCTTTATCATTCTTTGAAGTTCTGCTGTACTGCCCACAAATAATGCATTGGTCACGTTCTTAGGAGCATTGTTTGGAACCTCTTTGAGTTTCTTCATTTTTTCTTGTAAGTCTCCAAGTTTTTCGGTGACTTCTGCAACTTGTTTGATGAGGTTGCCCGCAACTTCGTATGTCCTTGGATGTTCCGACTCTTTTGCCAACTCCAAGATTCCCTCAATAGCATCATTTCCTCGTTCAACAAGCTTATAAAAGTTTTGTCTTTGGTATGCATAATCATTATCTACATCCTCACTCATATCTACCACTGGAGATACTTGACCAGTGTTCACAAGTTCTTGTGCAGGCATTTTCATTACTGGACTTCTTTTAAAATCATCTGGTGCTTTTATTCTAGGTTCATCATCTTTTTCATGGACATAGTTCCAAGGTTCTTTTTCTAAAGTTTCTACGTCACTTAGAATACCAAGTGCTTTATCAAGTTCTTTTAGAGGATCAGACATAATACTTATGCCTTATCAGTTCCACTTGCAGAATCAAAATCTTTTGCATCTTGGAAGAAAGATGTTGTCTCATTAAATCCAAAATCATCATCAGCATCTGCACTTGCTGGTTTTGGTGTAACTTTATATCTCTGTTCTCTACGTGGCGCAGTGTCCGGCATATCACTGTATTGATCAACTTGAACAGTCTTGATAACACCTTGAGATGTAACAGGACCATACAGATAAAACTTTGCAGTAAAATCCAAAGTATAGATAAGAGCTCTACGAGTTTCAAAATCACCTTGATAGTTATCTTCATATGAAATACTATTAAGAACTATTGGAACATCTCTCTTGATACCCATGTCTGCCATATCATTCACAGTGAGCGTATAGTCTGGTTGAAAGAATGGTAAAATTTGCTCTACAATCTGTAAAGCATCATCTGACTGTTTTGCCATAACGTACAACTGAAGTGACAAATTATATGGGACAGGCATAAATTGCGTATCAAGTGTATTTGATTTTCCCCCCTTTACTTTTTTAAATTTTTGAATCCTATTTAATTTTCTAGAGGGATCGTATGATAGATTTTGTATCTCAAATCCAATTCGTGGAAGAGTTATCGCAACTTGTTTTGAAAGGTCTGCATCTTCGTTTAAACGAACTAGGTATTTTTGTTGCGGCCCATATGCTAAAGGGACTTTCATACTTTGCACTATATTACCATCATTGTCTTTACGAACTAATTGAATATTATTAAATGTGGTTCCAAAGGCCACAATTATCTTTCTAATTGTTTCGTGATAAAATTGTTGTCCTAACATTACGAACTACTCCCAACATCTCCAAATGGATTTGACTCACTGAAGTCAAGTACAGAATTATCTGCCGTATCAAATAATTCATTCTGTGCAGATGAATCACCAGAAGATGACATATCTCCTAATATATAGTCCTCTTGTATGATGAAGTCTCCCTCTTCAGTCAAGATAGAACCAGAAGCGGTAGTCATATCACTACTCTCAAGAACTATCAACTCACCACTCGTTGTTCCATCTTCAGCAATAAGTCTACCTCTCTCACTCTCAAGAAGTATGGCATTTGCTCCAATGGCTGGGTCTTGTTCTAATGTAAATTGGAAGTCGGTTGTTGAAACATCAAGCGCAGTTTCAATTCCATCTATATCACTAATACCAGTTGCAAGGTCTTCAGAACTATAATCAAAGAGGCGGCATCTTAACTTGAATACAGGATTGTTGTCTAATTGAAAGAAAGGCTCATCATGATCAACAAAGTTTATTTGAAACAACTTATCCAGAATAGGATGATAAACCGCATCACCTTCTAGTGGTCTATCTGAGTCAGTTGCATCAGTCTCTAAAAGAAGATAAAAATCTGACCCTTCAAATTTAGAGGTTGCTGGGTCTGTTCCGTCCTCCAGAAGAATAGACCCACCATCACCAGATGATGTTCCTTCCTCTATCGTAATCTGTGTTGCCTTTCCTTGAAATTGTTTTTTAGAAACAACGAATGTTGCTTCACTTAGATTCTGTAAACCAAACTGATTTACAATTTCTCTTTCACCAGCAAAACCACCATCTGCATTTTCCATATACATCTCTATCTTCTGAGCATTTCTATAAACAGATAGAGAGTCCTCACCTAGAATATTATCTTTTGCGACCAATGTACGGTCAATATAGAATACATCATGACCGTATATCTGAATAGCCTCCGTAACTAAATCTCTATAAAGATTTTGTTCAGTTGCAATTGCTGCTACGTTGCTGGTATGAAAATGTTTATTGACAGCCATACCGTTACCCTATCATATAATTCACTGGTAACTCAAAGGCCATCTGTATTTGCTCCTCTAATTTATTTTGTTCTTCTATTGCTTGTGAATATATGTTTTCTCCATTCATTGTAACACCACCAAGCATTGCAACACCATTGAACTTGGATAGGTTTGCCCCCCACTGTTTTTTAATCAATGCAGTTGCATATCTTTTGAGATATATATCATCATAGATATCAGTATAACTATCTGGATCAAGTTTACGATAACACTCTATAACTAAATACTCACCAGCGGTCATATTATTTGTCCAATCCATATCTATGTAAAGACGGTTTTGATGTTGATTGAAACGAATTGGTGTCTCTCCCACAAGAATATGCTCAAGATAATCTAGATGCATCATTGTCATCTCATAGTGTATGATTGAAGTTGATGAAAAATCATAGAGGTCATTGAGTCTTAGTTGATAACGAACATCAAACAAATTTCCACCACCACCAGTATCATTTAGAGCAAAAACTTTTACCACTGAAACAATGGTGTCTGGAACAGGTATAAATCCTTTACCTTCTAACCAATCTGCTGATATCCCACTGTCAAGTTTGTCAGTGACAGAGGTGGTTGCATCTGTCAATCCTCTGTCTAGTTCTGCTTGAGTTATCTGATGTTTGAGATACATTCTTTCAATACCATCATAGTGATATTGAGCAAAATACTGTAGTGCTTCATCTAAACGATCATCAACTTGATCATCAGACACGTTGATATCAATAACTCCATCACCAAGAGCACGTAAACAATATGATTTCAGAGTTGCTTTTGTAGAAGGTACGGCCATGTTAGAATCCTTTCTACATATTTATAAAATATGTTACTTACTCTGTATACACTCTTTCTATTTAAACTTCTCTGCCAAGAACTCTATTATTTAATGGGAATGGCGCTCCAATTGATATGCCACAGGTTGTTTGTCCATTTGTTTGATGAAATGCTCCATTGCCAGGATTATCTTCCCGAACTTTAAATCCATTAGCTAACATATCTGCACTACCAGTAATTTCATTTGTACTAATATTGTGAATTCTTGTAGTACTTGTCCAAGGATTATATGGGTTATGAGTTCCTTTCCAAGCTATGTACTGACCGTAGCCACCACCTGTTTCGGTCATTTGACCCCACAATAACCATACAGGTCTATTGTTAGTATGTACAAGTGTGCTATCTGTGCCGGCAAAATTTAAATAACTATAAAAAGAAACTAAATCATTCTCTGCAAAGACGATGTATCTATAAGTACCACTAGGAGCTGCACTCTTTACAACTGCATTTGAACTAGTGACTTCTGCGTAATATTTGGAGTTTTGTTGTGCTTCACTTCCACCTTGTGCAAGACGAATATTGTGACTTGATGACATATCTGGATGAAACCAGAACCAACCATCATGGCTTGAAGTTTCTTGAGAACTTATTAGAATTGAGAAACGACTTGTAGGACTTGTTAGACCATGAGCTGCAGTGCTATCCCCACTGCCGTTTGTATGTGAAATTGTTCCAGTTGCAACTCCTGTAGCAGCTGATACTGCGATAGCACAACCTGTCCAATTATTTGATCCAGCTAAAGTGGGAAACGAATTTCTTCCAAGAACTCCATCATCTGCAAAAGGAATATAATAAGATGAATCATCACTAGCATAAAAAATTCGTTGCTCACTTGCAGACCTATTATACATGAATGAAATCCAATTACTAAAACTGTGCGCTCCCTCTGTCGTTGCTTTAATATTTGCTTCAGTATCATTAGCTGTAACAATAGCATCACTAACTTTACCAGAATATCCAGATGTGAGATTAGAGGTGTTAAGTTTTACAGCAGTTGAGGCATTTCCTATTAATCCATATTTAAACGGTTTTTGACCAAAGTTCGCACGAATAGAACTACGCACTCCACCTCCACTTTGAAAGGCTGGCATCCAATTTCCTGTTAAACTTCCAACAACATTACCGCTTCCAGAATCAGGATCACCAGAATTAGCCCAAGTTCCATTTACTCCATACCAGAGTTTGCCACCACCAGCACAAAACATAACTGTATCACCATGACCAAATGTTGTGTAAGCACTTCCACTGTCTCGTACTTTACCAGAGCTCCCCCAAATATACTGCCAATCTGTAGGATAAGTCCCATCATTTTTACCAAACGGAAAAGTATTTAGTTCATCAACTGCTAAAATTCCAAGTGCCACAGAAATACCAGAACCAGCAACTTGTGCAACAACATCAACTTCCCAATAAAATAAAGTTGCAGCTGCAACATCAAAAGAGTGCGTACTTGAATATTGAGCATCTGCATCAGGAGTTATAAATAAATTTTGTTCAGTTAAATCATCACTAGCTGCTATTCCAACTGGATTCCAAGTGCATTGATTACCAATGCCGGTAAAGGTTTTTGCTAACGGAACGTAACCAGAAGAAGCTTCTTTAAGAAATGGTCCAGCAAAATTAAATGTCATTAAATTAGTGCCAGACGTTTGATATAAGTGTCCACTAAGATATACTCTGGCACCAGCTAATGCTGTTTTTCCGTTACCACTAGTATTATCATTAGTTACAACGCTGTTGCCAGAATTTTGTGCTACGAAAGCACCACCAAGTACTTTACGCCATACATACACATCACCTGTAGAGTTGTTAAACTCAATATGAAATATATCACCATCAGCCATCGTGCCACCGTGACTTGCAACCATTGTTTCTCCACGATAGGCAGAAAAGATATTGCTACTGTCATCGGCTACAAAAGACCAACCCTGACCAGTACTTGCATTAGTTCCTATTTGTTCACTACCACTAATTACATCATTTGGCAAGGTAGCACCAATCTTAATATTAGTATCATGTTTTTCTACAACGACTTCAAATACATAACTACTAGAACCATCTGTAAGTAGATTTGACCTTACAGTTGCGTGAGCACCTGACCCACCTCCAGAGACAGTCAAATCATGGTTAGTATAAGTTGGAGCAGTACCTTGATTAATTGCACGATCTGGATCAAGTGATGCAGCAATAGTTATTTCTTGAGTAGTGCTATTTTTACAACTATCAACCATAACATTACCAGCACCCATTGCTTTGCTAGCAAAATCCATTGGTATATA